GCAGGATCTATGCCCAGTCCTTCAATATAAGTTTCTGGATCATTGATGCCGCCGTCTAGTACACTGGTAATAATTTTAGTGATAATGCCCAGTTGACGCACTTTAACAGGCGGACTCAGCCATATGGGTGTAGTGATATTGATAGAAGCAATGTCAATGGGGCTGTCTACACCCACTGGAATTTGTCTTGATGAAAATACAATGTCATCTAAATTTATCACACTTAGACTGGTCCAGTCAATGTAGTTGTCAGTGGTCTGTATTTCAACACTGGGATTAAACAACACCAGTATCTGTTCCATGATCTGTAGTTTTTGATCTGTACTGGTTGACCATACTTCAACTTTAAGAGACAGTTTAAAAGGTGTAGGCATGATGCGTTCAACTGTATAGTTTGCACCTTGCTCGCCTGTGTACGTATTATCAATTACGTCACGTTCTCTGATGTGCAGTTTACCAACATAGGTACTGTCACCTAGACGATCTCTCTCCAAGGCTAGGCCGCTGATGCTGACAGCAATACGTGGAGCACTGTTGATTTTATTTTCTGAATTTTGTTTGACTATGTTGGCCACTTGACGATCACTGTCACCGTACATCACAGGCACACGCACCAGTGTACCATCACCGTACTTGACATAAAAATTACTAAAGAATCTTGTAACTTGTAGGATATATCGACGGATTTGCCCATCGTAATAATGCATCATTATAAATCTGCCTTGGGTTTAAGTGCTTTTGATAGTGACTGACGTTCTTGCACAGTTTCGCCTGCAATAACATTAGTCTTAATGTTATTAATGAAACTAGTCTTCAATGTTTGACGTTGATCATTATTGGTCATGGTCATGCGTAGATTGTCTTCTACTTTGATCCAAGTAGTGCCATTAAAGCGGAACAGCCTATTGGGCATAAAATCAGTACGCAGGAAGAAATCATCTTTGGCAGCGGCAGCAGGAAACTGTATACCGTGCCCAAACGGATTTAGTAGATTGCTGGGACCATTTGGTTCATTGCCATCGCTGACTAGATATCCAGTATAGCCTTTACGCAGTGCTTTACCGGCTACTTCGCTGGCATCTTCATTGGCATTACTGGCATCAAGATCATCTTCGTCAGTGGTTCTAAGTATGGGTTTACCGTTGGCATCTGCTGCCAGAGTATAAAACTGACGTGTCTCATAGCCACTGAGTGGTGCATCTGCTTCTGCTTGGGCAATCATAGCATCATTGATCTCGTACTCTTTGCCTCTAGTGCTTAGTAAATCACGCAGAGTATTATCACTTTCTGTACCATCAGCTGCATAGGCCTTTTGATCAAGTATGCTGGCAAACTGCTGTGCATCCACAATTTTTTTAAGTTTTAGTCTGTACAAGTGTGGCCACCATGTCATGCTAAAGCCTTCGCTGGCTCGCCCCACATCTTCTATAACATAATAACGAGGCAGACCAATGCTAAATTCATTTAAGGCAAAGTCATCACGTAGGTGCGGGAATTCAAGCACATCGCCGCTGAGTGGTTTACGGCCCACAAGTTTGATCCAATCATTAATATGCACAGTTAGAAAAACTGTGTCATTGTCAATGAACAGACCAAATTGACTTAGATTAAAGTCAATGTTTTGTACGTTGTATATTCCACGTAGGCGATAAATTTCTGGTTCGTATTTGCGATCTCTGTTTTCTAAAAACAAGAGATCCTGTATATTTGTAGGTGATAAGGTATCATAATGCGGCTGTGCTGCGGTAGCATTGGCCTCATCGGTGTTGACACCTAGGTATTTGTGCAGGTAAAGCTCAGTCCCGCCAATCTGAAACATCTCAGCAACTTGGCGGTCAATGAACTTGTAATCGTTGCCCTTTTCGGGTTTGTATAGGCTTAAGCGTGGCATAGTAGTATATTTATCGATACTAAATATGTAATAGGACGAATGATATGGACACAACTACAGCAAATCAAGCGATACAGGAAGTTTATAACTATGTTAAAACCATGCTGGGCGACGGTATGGTTGAAGTAGAACTTGATCCTGTACACTATGAAACAGCACTAAAACGTGCGCTATCACGATTCCGCCAACGTAGCAGCGCAGCCGTAGAAGAAGCCTATTATTTCTTAGAGCTACAAAAAGATGTAAACGAGTATCGTTTACCCGACGAAATTATCAACGTACAGAGCCTATATCGTAGAGCCATTGGTTCTAGAAGTGGTGGTGGTGCCGGTGGCACGTTATTTGAACCCTTTAACTTGGCCTATACCAACACCTACTTGCTCAACAGCACTATGATGGGCGGCATTGCTACCTACGATATGTTTGCACAATATCAAGAAATGGTGGGACGCATGTTTGGTGCCTACATTGAATTTCAGTGGGTGCAACATAGCCATATGCTACGCATACTGCAACGTCCATTTGCTGAAGGCGAACAAATCATGATACGCGGTCAAAATTACAAACCTGACTGGGTCATCATTGGTGACCTATACGCAGGACAATGGGTCAAAGATTATACTCTGGCTATATGTAAAACTATCCTAGGTGAAGCTCGCGGTAAATTTGCTCAAATTGCAGGTCCCGGCGGAGCAGGCGGCCTAAATGGTGCAGATTTAAAATCTGCAGGCAAAGAAGAAATTGAAAAGCTGGAAAAAGAAATTGAAATGTATGTAACTGGACACAGCGGCACTTACACATTCGTAATTGGTTAAAGAAAATATTGACCTTGTAATAAAACTGTTATATAATACACTATACGAGGTGTTTATATGATCATAGGCGTTTGCGGTTTTATCGGTTCGGGAAAAGACACAGTTGCTGATTACCTTACCAACTTTCACGGATTTCGAAGAGAAAGTTTTGCCAACACACTTAAAGATGCAGTGGCACAGGTGTTTGGTTGGGATCGAACCATGCTAGAAGGGCGTACAACGCAGGCACGTACCTGGCGTGAACAAGTAGATCCATGGTGGGCAGAACGACTAAACATGCCTAATCTTACACCGCGCTGGGTCTTACAGTATTGGGGTACAGAAGTTTGTCGTCAAGGGTTTCACGATGATATATGGATTGCCAGCCTAGAAAATAAACTACGTAAAAGTACCGACGACATTGTTATCTCAGACTGTCGCTTTCCCAACGAGATCAAATCAATTAAGGCCGCAGGCGGCATTGTAGTTCGTGTGGTGCGCGGAGATGAACCTGAATGGTATGACGCAGCTCTAAGTGTCAATCGCGGTCCCGATGGCAATACCAGCTGGTCATTGAGTAAGGGTGTATTAGACAAATACAAAATTCATGCCAGTGAAACAGCATGGGTTGGTACTGAGTTTGATCAGACACTGGACAACAACAGTAGTATTGACGACTTGTTTGCTCGTGTTAGAGATCTGGTACCAAGTCGCCCTGCTTCCAACGACTCCCTTCTTTATGAAGCACTCTCTGACAGTTGGCGCATACCGTCTTAAGATTTGTAGGACGGCAGTTATCTAAATCTCCGTCAACATGGAACACATTAAACTGTTCCTTGTGTTTTGATTTAAATCCACATTTTTCGCAGGTGTCCTTTGGTCTATAACCACTGGTATACCATTTAGGTAGTCCTGCGCCCAGGCCTCTAGCACAATGGTCACACTTGGACCTGTAGTAGGCTTTTTTTGCCTTGTAATAATTAATGGCCACTGGTCTTTGACCACATTCTTTGCATAGAGTTCTCATACCTGCCCTTTTCCTGCCCTTTTCCGTATGTATTTACCCTTGATATTTTAACCAAATCACTAAATACTATTAGGAAAAGGACTCAAGGAGATTAACAAATGGCCCAACTTAGTTCACCAGGTGTAGCAGTTACAGTTATAGATGAAAGTTTTTATACTCCAGCTGCTCCCGGAACAACCCCACTTATTATCGTAGCATCAAAACAAGATAAACAAAACGGCGCAGGCACTGGTGTTGCACCAGGTACTACAAAAGCAAATGCCGGCAAAGTATATCTGTTAACCAGTCAGAAAGATCTAGCAGACACATTTGGTACTCCAAGATTTGTCACTGACAGTAATAACAATCCTGTAC